GTCTGGCGTATCATCATATTCCATTATATGGCCACTCTCACTCTCAAATACATGGTTATATGGATAAACGGCCGCATAGGGTATAGACGGCTGTGACCAAGTGTCGCCATCTGAAGCTATTGTATTACTGCCATCTGCGTTTGTTACCACATTAAAGTCTGCTGTGGCCACTTGCGTTTTTCTTGTTAATTTTCTTAATTCCAGGAATAAGTGTGGATTAGCGCTATCATTGGTGGCCAGACGATTCGTGTCCACTTCGTTTTTGTATTTCGGATAAACGCCGTTAGGATCATAAAAACCTTTTCCAGAAACGGCCAATTCAATCGGTTTTCCAGGGAGCGTTCCTATGATAATCGGTTCCTGACAAGTTTCGCCATCTCTAAAATACCCAAAAACCCAGCTTCCCTCTACCACGAAGCTTGGCGATTGGCCTAATCCTGAAATCCCGGAAGAAGTAACAGGTAATAGAACCTGTGCCCACGGTAAGTCACTTGTAGGTAAATCATCTTTGTTATCTGTATGAATTCCTACACAGCGTACTCTTAGACGGCCAAGTTTCTGAGGGTCATTTCTGTCTTCTACTACGCCGTTGAACCAGAAAAAACCGTTACGGCCGATATAATTATTGTCGTATCTCATTGATTTTTACCGATATTGCTCGCCTTTTAAAGCACTAAGCATACGCATTATTTGCCTATTTAAATGAATCATACGCATAGCCGCCTTCGTTAATATTTTAAACACATTCATTCACTAAACCCTTGTCCATATTGATATTTATTCTACGCATCAATGCCTTCTTTTTCTTTTTCCGGTTCAAGTATCTCTTTCAATACATCCGATTTCACACAAACGGCCTGTTCAATTTCTTGTTCAGGATAGTTCTCTTTTACAAGTCCCATTATATATAACTTATTTACTTGAGCGTAATAGATACACTCTTCTACTGTAGAAAACACAGGTTGCGTTAATACATACAAATCTTTGCCGTCTTGCATAGGTGTCAAGTTCATCATAATCACAACGAGTATCCATTTCATTTCTTTTCCTCTTGTTTAGTGGCCGTATCACATTCTCCACAGCAACTTGGCGTACCACATTGGTTATGTTCTTTCAGTTGTTTATCCTTACGAATATGGTGAGAAACCTTACTTTTTGGTTTCCATAGTTCTATATACTCTAATACCTTAAATAACACTTCTCTACTTCCTTGTCGTTATCTGACTTATCATAGCATAATCACTCTCGGTGGTTGTACTATGGCCAGCCTTAAAAATCGGCGGATTCTCTTATAATTCTGCGAGGCCATCAAGTGTTACCAAATCCTCTTGGTATATGTTGATACTAGAAGTATCTGACTTACCAGTAATAAGAGGGTCGGATTCACTCGGATATGCGTTCCTAACGCTATCTTTATAGCATTTGATGACCATTTCGTGTGTCTTCGTTTCTACTGATATAGTGTGTTTAATGGCCATTATCAAATATCGTCCACTCGTATAAGGTTGTGGTTGATTCGCCTCAGGTTGTAATATAGGGCAAGTAAAGTTAATCACATCTCCTGCGTTTAGATTGGTGTTACCGTATACCAACATTGTAAGATTCATATTGTTAAATCCTACTCTTTGTGAGATTAACTGTTGTAATGTATTCTTATAAGGCACAAACTCATAGTCATTATGTACTTTAGTCGTTTGTGACTTGACCATTACTTTTGCATCAGGAAAGTCAAACAAAGTCTTATTCGTATCAGCATATTGACTATCAGGTAATATATATTTATTTGTTGATTTTTGTCCTTTGTCGTGTTCTAAATGAAAGTGGTTTTTAAAATCATTCTTGTAATTATAATCGGTCGTTGTAATCGTTTTGTTAAATGCGTCATGTACAATTAACTGATTTGCGTATAAACCACCTTGTATGTTGGCCAATGTATCAACTGGTTTGTCAAACTCATATCGTATCACGGTTTGCATACGCCTTTGTATATCTTTGACCTCTTCTTTTTTACTATCTTTTACAGAAACAATCTGTGTATTGAAATTCCATCTGGCTGGTCGCACAACAGCACCACCCATTGCGAGCATAGATTCAATACTACGCAAATGAAAACCTTTATTTGTTTCATAGAATAGGTAACCTGCGTTTTGATACTCGGCAGATATAGCATTGTTGTTTAAAAATCTGATTGCACCATATGGCTTCAAACTAGGTATTACATACTTTGCGTTAGTCTTCGTAGGTTCAACATAAATCGGTTTCTTTGAATTCAAATACTTTGATTGTCGTACTATATCTAATACGCCGTTCTCTACAGGACCTGCGTATGCTTTACTGACTAATGCGATATTGTTGTTATACATCTCAGGCGAACAGAAAAATATCTTATAGAATTGACCTGCACCTGTTGTATCTTCTTTTTTTACATTATCTACTTTATAGATTTGAAATGGTACGCCATTATCTTCGGTGTAATTAAAACCTGGTAGACCTGGTGTATTTAACTTTAATGATAGTCTTTCTAAACCTGTGATTGGAAATATAGACCTAATATCTTGCGTATCATATACTACAAGTGAGCCTACTAGATTATTAGAAAAGATATCCTCAGTAATAGACAAGGTCAAGGTAATACCTCTAATGTCTATTGTCTTCGGTTTACTTTCTTCTTTATCTTGTCTGTATGAAATAATAGTTAATTCTGATAAATTATATTTACCAACTTTATCTAAAATATCTCTTTCAAGTGTTGCCATGTCATTTACTTACTAATCAGTTTTTGAAATTCATCTTCAAATGCCTGAAGATACTGAGGAGATAATAACCTTATCTGTCGTTTTTTATCTTGTAATCTTCTTTCATATTCTATATTTGATACTGATTGAGCCTGAGGGTCATCACTGTTCACCTCAATGTAATGGTCATAGTCAGCTGGTCCTTCAGCAGTTTGATTACCACTTGATTGTAATTTCTCATAATGGTGTATACCTGCTGGATTTGTATATTTGTCTGCGACATATTGTTGGAAGTTGTATTCATCTAACGGCCAATCATAATATCTATTGACAATATCATTTACTAAACAAACAACCCAAAAATAATCTGTAGTACCATAGGCCTTGTACGCAACTGTTTCAGGCGATTCGCCTTCTTGTACATCATACTTGTCTAATAATGCTAAATTATTTACAATTTTACTTCTTACTTTTACTCTACGCCATATATCAGTGATAGTTTTTTTATTACCATTACCTGCTATATCGTAGGTAGTTTTAGGGAATTGGCTAAAGTATAACATTATGCGCCTTGTTCTATATCTTGTTTAGTGATAATTCTGTCTTCAATAAATGAAACTGTTAATTTTGTATGTACTGGTCTACCGTCTTTAAATGTTGTAAACTGGCCATCTGGTGCATAATCAACATCAACACCTGTACAGTAACAAGCACCAATCTTATTTAAGTGTGGGTTTTCACCATTGTTAAACATATAACTTATTCTAAAGTAGTTTGGTATTTGAAATACACCACCTAATGTACCACCTAAAAAACCAGGTGATGAATTGTATTTAAAGATTGCAATAATTTTATCAACTGCTTCTGCTTCTCTCTCATTTCTTGGCCAAAAGTCAAAATCAAAAGAGAAACTTCTAAAATTAGGAGAGTTATAAAACTGTTCATTTCTAGGATTAATTGCAACACCTGCTCTTTTAGCTGCAAATCTTACGGGGTCACCTGCACCAGCTAAACTAATAAATTCACCTAATGCTTGTTTACCTTTTCTAGCTAATGGAGATATTACACCTTGTAAACCTGCTTCAACTTTGTTCTTTGCACCTTCAGCTGACAAAACTCTATTAGCAATACCTTCAAGGTCGCCTGCCGTACCTGCTGTATCTGATTCATAATCTTGTGAATAAGTTGCTTTCACATTTGTTGGCATATACAATGCAATAGCAGATGTTGTAATAGAGTGTGATGGTGTTTTTGCTGTAATCTTAGCACTACGACCAATTTCACCTGATTGTACAAATGCACTATCTGTAGCTGGTGCTTTATAACTTACAAAACCTGATTCAAAAACTATGTAATGACCTAATTCGTTAGAACCAAGGTCTAATGGATATTGTACTGGACTAAATGATAATGGATTTTGTCTGACTTTCTGGTCAGGTGAATCAGGCAATTCAAATGGTGACTTAGATAACAGTTTAGCTGCTACTTTACCAGCATCTTTACTTGAACCTGTGTTTGCAAAGTTACTGACAATATCATTAAGAAATGGTGTTGCCAAACTTGTCATAACGCTTTTTAGTGATTTAAATGCCATATATAAATATCCTTTGATAGTAATATTTATATGTTATTGAGGTGATATATGGCAAAGAGTTATAAAGGTTTATACAAACCAACCAATCCAAAGAAGTATGTTGGTAATCCAAATCAAATAGTGTACAGGTCACTCTTGGAGAGAAGATTTATGCGTTATTGTGATTTAAATGAGGATATTATTGCGTGGGCAAGTGAAGAATTGCCAATCAGATACTATAATCCACTAGATAAGAAGTTTCACAGATACTTTCCAGACTTCATTATTAAGACGGTCAACAATGAGAAATTTATTATTGAGATAAAACCTCATAGACAATCAACACCACCTAAAACTCCTAAAAAGAAAACTAAATCTTATATGCGTGAGAGTTATGAGTATATCAAAAATCAAGCCAAGTGGAAGGCAGCGATGGCCTATTGTGAAGATAATAATATGAAGTTTAAGATAATTACAGAAAAAGAATTAGGACAATATTAACTACTACCAAAAGCCCAAGAGCTTCTGTCGTGGTATGAATCAATACCTGTATCTAATTTACCCACATAAGTTTCATTCTTAGATGATGATGTATTGTTTACTGTCTTAATAGAGTGGTCAACTACATTTAGATTGCCTGTTTGTGATTTAGCACCTTCATTAATTGTGTTTTTCTTATAAGTGGTTTCTGTTACATCACCTTTTACAGTATGTACTGTTGACTTAGCAATAGGGTCAGTACCAATTGGTTCTGCTTTTACTTCATTACCTTTTGTATAACTGTCAAATACTCTTTTAAATGCCTCAGCAGGACTTTCACCGCCAGGTAAGATTGCTTTAGCAGCCGCAATACCACCTGCACCTAGACCTTTTAATATTTTGCCCATATCAAATAATTTTTGTTTAAGAGCTGCAAAGTCAAATGTAAATAAACCTTTAAACCAATTCCAAGCAGACATAACAGGACCGTCTTTACCTAAGAAGAAATCTTTTAATGAGAATGGTTTATCGGGGTCACCTAAATTGAATATATCTTTGATGAAGTTAATTGCCATATCAATAGGTGCTGTTATTAAACCTAAGAAGAAACCAGCAACACCGCCTGTTACATTTTTAAGACCTTTCCATATTCTATCTACATCTAAAGTAAATATACCCATAACAAAATCTACAATACCACCTATTGTTTGACTAAAGTTCTCAGTTAGTTTTTTACCAAAATCTGCTATGTATTTGCCTAAGTTTTTTAATCCAAGATACTCTAATGCCATACCAACTAGATTAGTAATCAGTCTTACAAATGTACCAATAAATCCATCTACAATACCTACAACTGCACCTCTAATACCATCTACTATTGAGCCTGTCTTTCCGTACTCTTTCGTAAATCCTGAAATACCATCTAATACACCAAGTATCAATGTAATTGGCAAGAATAATTTACCAATAAACCTACCTACTGTTTTTAATGGTGTAAGTATAGCGTCTAATGATTTCATTACTGTACCACCACCACCAAATAATGCCTTAACAGAATTGATAATAGGCATAAACACTGCCTTAATATTTGCAAAGGCAGCCTTAAATAAATCTATTACTGGTTTTAACATCTTCTTACCATCATCTATTGCTTTACCAATTGCTTGCATTGGTGCTCTCATTTCCATAGAAAATAGTTTCAATTGTAATCGCATTGGCTCAAACATA